TTGATGAGGAATGGTCGCTTTATAAGCAGGTGTCAAGATGATCAGATGCGATAAAGGACATGGTTACAGTGATGTTATTCACGATGAATGCCCGGCCTGCCTGCGTGGAGAACCAAAGTTTAATGGATCTGACTACGATGACTCGCACGATCACGTAAGGCTGACTGGGCAGATCAAGCGGGTCAAGGATCTGATGAGCGATGGCGCATGGCGAACCCTGGACGAGGTTTCGGCCCGTACCGGAGATCCACAGGCAAGCGTTAGCGCACAACTTAGGCACTTGAGAAAACCCAGGTTCGGCGGCAATACAGTTGATAAGCGACCAAGAGGCAACCGATCCAATGGGTTATTTGAGTACAGAGTAGCTGCAGCATGAGGTCGGATCCGCAAAACAAGTGCTTTCACAAATGGTGTCGTGTAATTGCAAAGCATGTAAGCCAAGACCCGAAAACCAACGTGACCGAGAAAACCGTGAAACAGTTAGTTTTGCGCGAATTTGGAAATACAAGGATTGTTGAGCTGCCTGGCTTTCCGGCTCAAATTGCTGTTATGGGTAGCTCTGACATGAAGATGAGCGAAAAAGAACTTACATATTGGGATCTAAAAAGTGGTTTCATTGCGATGGATGAATTGCTTGGGCGAATGGAAGCTTGGGCGGCTACCGACTTGAACCTGATCCTAGTGAGGGAAGACCTCGATGCGGAGCGAATCGTTGCATGAAACGTATACCGCTTGAGAAAAAGACGATTCCAAAACTTAAGAAAATGCTTGACGCTGAGTTCTCGAAATACATTCGCTGGAACTACTCAGCAGACGGGATGACGGTCAACTGTTTTACTTGCGGTATCAATAAACCGATATCCGAAATGCACAACGGTCATTATATTCCGCGAACTCAATCACCAACTCGACACCATGAATCAAATTGCCGGCCCCAATGCCCTGGCTGCAACACTTTTAGAAGCGGAATGCCGCACGAATTTAGACGAAACCTGTGCGTTGAGATTGGAGATGACGCAGTTGAAATGATGGAAGAAGAGTCAAGGCAACCGTGGAAATGGGATCGTTTTGACTTGATTGCTAAAATAGGTTATTACAAGCTGGCGTTAAAAGAGCGAGAATCTTTATGGTTATGAGAACATTACTACTAACATTTCTGCTGGCCGGTTGCTCTTCGCTGCCAGACGAACCAAAGACAATTGCAGCAGGAGCGCCAGGACAGGTTGATTACTGCGTGACGGTCGTGGGCGCAAATCTGTTCTGCATCAACGCAACTCGAAAAATGGATCCCGAATGAAAGGCGTATTCACTGATCTGGTCCTCAGAACAATTGACGATGAACCTGGGATGTTTGAAGTTGTGGACGCGTTCAGTTACGACGGATCCAGCTTCGTTAGAGTTCCGGCCGGAACTAAAACAGACCTGGCTTCTATCCCCTGGGGGATGAGAAACATAATTGCGAAAACAGGGCGCAGCAGAAAACCAGCAGTGGTCCACGATCATTTGTACTCCTGCAAATGGCAGACGAGAAAAATATGCGATCAGCTATTCCGAGAGATGCTCAGAGCTAGAGGTTATTCAAGATTTAAAGCGGGTATTTTTTACGCAGGGGTTCGGTCGGGCGGCTGGACCAGGGGGCGTTGGTAAATTACTGTTGACGTTAAAAAGCTCTATCGAGAAATTGCAAACGATGAAGGCAAAGTGCTGCACTGTTATCTGTGCAGTGAGTCCCACAAGACGATCGGGATAGGCCATAGGGTTTTAGAGACTGACGAAGAACAAGCCCTGGAAGTCTATGGCGCATATGACAAAGTACCGGATGATCAATCTATCACCGAACATCGCTGCTATGAGCTTTTTGAAGAAGACGTACAGATTGCAATCAGCGGGTGTATGAACATCTACAGCAACTGGGATGAGCTACCGCAAAACCTTCAACACATCCTGATCAACATGGCGTTTCAAATGGGCCAGAGAGGACTGTCAAAATTTAAGAATATGAACTCAGCGATTGAGCGGAAAAATTACGTTGAAGCTGCGGTTGAGATGATGGATAGCCGCTGGGCAACTCAAACGCCTGAGAGAGCGACAAGACTGCAACGAAGGATGCTTGCGCTTGAGCCATGAAAAGGCTGATCAATTGCTTGAGTTGTGGGCTAGGGAGTTAAGCAAAGAAAGCTCCAACCCGTACCCAACTTCCATTTTAGACGGCAACTTTGCGTTGGCGGCAGGAGGCAAGACCAACTGGAAGAAGCAGTATGTGACTGCGAAAGAAACACGCAGCCCTCCGAAAGCGTATTACGACACTGACCTGTTAATGATTGACAGTATCGTCAGCAAGATTGGCAGAGTGAAGCCTGAATATCCTCTGGTCTTAAAAGCGTATTACCAAACGGGAAGTCTAAAGCGCACAGCCAAAGCGGTTGGCGTGTCAGTCACCAAAGCCAGGGAGCTAAAGTCAGCAGCGTTTGACATGGTTGTCGCTTTGCTTGATAAACGATAAAAATGTCGTTAACTGGTTAACGCAACTCCCAAGTACGCGCAATCAATTGTGTGGTAATTAATGGCGCGGGATTTTGCCCTGATGTTTCATGTGAAACATTGGTGTATTTAAATGCGCGATTATTCTGCATTGACTTTTTTTCTTTAATGGAGTAAGGCGCCCCCAATTATTGAGTAATTGTTTGCTCAAAAAAGTTGTAGCGCGTAAAAAAGAGTGTCAACATTGTCATAGTGCAAGACCTGACCCCCTGACCTCTATCGCCTGATAACGGCTTTTATCCGTTACGCCGAAGGGGTCAGGTCGCTACGAGAGGTATCATGCGAAGAATTCTGATCAATCCAAATCGAAACGACAGCGAGAATCGCAGTTACTCGCAATCGGTCGATACAGAAATGCTGTTTAAAGTTGATTTCTCCAATTCTGCAAGCGTTCTATCAACGTCAGTATCCAGCGCAACCGCTGAGTCAAAAGGCTCTCACGCGCTAACCCTGACAACTCCATCTGTATCAAGCAACGTGGTTAGCTTTTACGCCAGTTCGGAGACTTCTGGATATGGGACAGTCAAAGTCACAGCAACCTATGCCAGCGGAAAAAAAGACACGCAATTTATCAAACTGAAGATCACTAACCCAGAAGAGAGGCTATACGCTTGAGCGATGACGAGATGAAAGGGCGGCTAGAGATGGTCGAAGCCCAACGAAACGACGCGATGAACAAATGCGTCATCCAGGCGGGTCACATAAAGGTGCTGCTCGCAAAGGTAGATGAGCTCCAAAAAGAGATAGACGGCCTGGGGGGTGAAAACATGATAGAAGACGCACCAGGCGAAGACGGGGAAGATTAGCGGTGCAATGTCCTTGCGGGGGCATGACAACAGCGTACTGGACGCTTAAAGACGGCACGTTGGCATCCAGATGTGGAACAAAGCGATCTGAAGGTTGCGGCAGAAGACATCATATCAAACCGAGTATCAATAATGGCAATGACCCGCGCACAGATGAACAAAAAAGTTCGACTAACTCGGTAGATGGAAATACACCAGGTTAGCATTGAAGTAATAAACCCATACGAGAAAAACCCTCGAAAAAACGATGATGCTGTCAATGTGGTGGCTAAGTCCCTCGAGGAGTTCGGGTTTCAGCAACCTGTAGTATTGGATGGCAATAATGTCATCGTGGTGGGCCACACCAGGTTCCGGGCTGCGAAGAAAATTGGTTTAAAAACAGTGCCTTGCATCATCGCGGAGGGGCTGACAGACGAGCAGATAAACGCCTACCGCATCATGGACAACAAGTCCGCTGAGTACGCTTCCTGGCACGTTGGCTTGTTAGTTCAAGAGATGACCTCGTTGCTTGACGCTGATTATGACCTTGATCTAACAGGGTTTAGTAATTTAGAACTGAAAGACCTGGGCCTCGATGTCGATTTAGGTTTTGTGGAAGAAGGCTATACCGACGAGGATGATGTTCCTGACTTACCTGATGAACCCACAGCTAAGTTAGGCGATGTGTGGCAGTTAGGTAGCCACCGTCTAATGTGCGGCGACTCCACTGATATTGACGCTGTCGGTACGTTGATGGACGGACAGAAAGCTGACATGGTGTTTACCGACCCACCTTATGGAGTCAGCTATCAGTCAAATGTTAAAAAAGAAAAGTTTGATGTGCTGATTAACGATGACAAGTTTTTAGACATTTCCCCTGTAATAGAAGCATCGTCTGAAGGGTGGGTATTTGTTTGGACTAGCTGGAAAGTAGTGGATAAGTGGATTGATGTATTCAAGAGCTTTGGTTATCCATCAAACATCATTGTGTGGCACAAGAAGGGCGGTGGGATAGGTGATCTCAAAAAAACATTTTCAACCGATTATGAGATCGCTTTGGTGTGGCATCGAGGCGCGGAGCTGACGGGAAAACGAATTGGAAGTGTATGGTCTATCGGTAAAGACGGTTCATCAACATACGTTCACCCAACACAAAAGCCGGTTGCTCTTGGGGAGGAAGCTATCGACAAGACTACTCGACATGGAGATAAAATTCTTGATTTGTTTGGTGGTTCCGGTTCAACAATGATTGCGTGTGAGAAGACGGGGCGAATAAATTACAGTATGGAGCTTAACCCTAAATACTGCGATGTAATCGTTAAACGATGGGAAAGGTTCACTAAAAAGACGGCACAGTTACAAATAGTGACAGAAAATGGCGAGTGAATACGCAAAGTTAACAGATGAGCTAAAGTCAAAAATGAAGTCTGAGTACGTGGTTGGTGACGCCAACGACGAGGGTTTCAGGCGAACCAAGACCATTGAGCAGCTGGCTGAAGAGAACAATGTCTCTATCAATACGCTGTATAAGGCGGCGCAACGGGATGGCTGGCGGGAACAGAAGGACAATTTCCAGGCTGAATTTGAAGCAGAAATTGAAGCCCAACGCATTGACGAATTTGCTAAAGAATCAAAGGCGCTCGATAGTTCTAGTCTGAACCTGGCGAAAGCCATATTCATTACTGTGGGCAACAAGATAAGAGCCAATCAGGAAAGTGAGCGGAGCGGTGAGGAGGGTATGACTTCCAGCCAGTTACAGTCGCTTTCAACAGCATCATTAAACGCTCAAAAACTGGCAAAGCTGGCCCTGGGCGAGCCAACAGAGAACACTACAATCAATGCTAAAATCGCGGCTTACGAACTCCAGTTCACCGACGACCCCGAAGATTAGTATACCCACTGCGTTTCGAGAGCTATTTGAACCGCATAGATACAAGGTTTACTGGGGAGGGCGCGGCGCAGGGAAGTCGGTACAGTTTGCATCAGCGTTACTATTGCTGGGCGCAGGAAACGAACCCAAGCGCATCCTGTGCGCCCGAGAGATACAAAGAAGCATCAAGGACTCTGTCCACTCGCTCCTGGCAAGCAGGATTCAAGCCCTGGGATTGTCACACTTTTATGAGGTGATGAATAATGAGATCAGAGGAACGAACGGAACGCAGATCATTTTCTCTGGCCTCTGGCAGAATATTGAGTCGATTAAGTCGATAGAAGGCGTGGATTACTGTTGGATTGAAGAAGGCAACAGGGTTTCAGAGAACTCCTGGCGAACCTTAATCCCAAGTATCAGAAAGCCTGGTTCAGAGATATGGGTTAGCTTTAATCCGGAGTTGAAGAGTGATTCAGCTTACCAGCGCTTCGTTGAGCATCCTCCTGAGAATGCGATGGTGAAGAAGGTCAGCTACAGGGACAATCCCTACTTCAGCCAGACCACGCTTCCAGAAGAGATGCGGCTTCTGCAGGACAGTAACCCTGAAGAATACGCGCACGTTTACGAGGGCGAGCTAAAGCAGTTCGCTGATGGCTCGATCTACCAGAAGCAATTGAAATCGGCCAGGGACGAAGGCAGAGTTTGCTGGATGCCTGTTGAGTCTGTTCCGGTTAATTCGCACTGGGACCTGGGACGCAATGATTCAACCGCCATTTGGTTCCATCAGCACATTGGGAAGGAACACCGGTTTATTGATTATTACGAGCACCGCTTAGTTGATCTGGATCACTATGCGAAAGTCCTCAAAGACAAGGCTGACGAAAATGGCTGGGTTTACGGGACGCACTACCTACCCCACGACGTTGAGGTGAAGACTCTAGGGTCTAACAACCGCAGCCGCAGAGACATTCTGGAAGGGATGGGAGTCAATCCGATCACAACGGTTCCCAGGATCAGCTCAGTGGAAGACGGTATTGCGATGGTCAGGGATGTGCTCAAGAGCTGCTGGTTTCACAAGGATAACTGCGCTGACGGGCTAGACGCTCTGGCTAACTATCAATATCAATACGACGACTCATATCAGACGTTCAGGAAAGTCCCATTACATAACTGGGCATCAAACGGATCGGATGCCTTCAGGATGTTTGCCCAAGGATATGAGGATGACATTGTGAGTCCCAACCTAGAATTTGCGAGTGAGTGGTGATGGAAAAAAGATCAAAAAAAGATCAAGCGAAGATTATCACCGAGGCTCTTGATCGGTTTGAAACTGCTGCCGATTCCTGGTCAGAAATCTATGAGCAATCAATATCAGACGTTAAGTTTGTCGATGATGATGACGGTCAGTGGGAGGATTCTGCGAGAGAGTCGAGGCATAACAGACCTTGCTTGACGTTTGACAAGCTCTCTAGCTCAGTTGACAGGGTAGTTGGTGGACAGTTGGCTAACATGCCCAGCGTGAAGGTCAGGGCGGCCGAGGAGGGCGACGAGGCCACGGCAGAGGTCTATCAAGGCTTGATACAACAGATTGACCAGCGTGGACTGCAAGCGTTCAAGACGGCGTTCAAGTTCGCGGTTAAAGGCGGTTTTGGCTGCGTATTAGTTGATCACGACTTTATTGATGACGTTAGCTTAGATCAGGACATTCTGATCAGAGAAATAAAGAACCCATTTAGCGTTTTGATTGACCCGATCATTCAAGCGCAGCATGTCCAAGAGGCCAGGTTTGGTTTTCTGTTTGAGGATATGGAGCGCAAAGAGTTCGAGAGGATGTATCCCGATGCCGAGTCATCTGGGAGCGATAGCGACTGGGATAGCGTTGGCAATTTCGATAGCTGGGTCAGTGATGAGTCAGTGCGTGTTGCAGACTACTTTCGCATAGTGAACGAAGAACAGACGCTCGTTCAACTGTCAGACGGTCGCGTTGTAGACCTAAAAGAAATTGAGCCTGTCCGGGACGAGTTGAACCAGATGGGTATTACCTTGGGCAAGACCAGAAAGGTCCAGGGTCGCAAGCTAGAACGGTTCAAAATCACTGGCATGGAAGTGCTTGAAGAGGTTGAGTGCGTTGGCAGGTTTATCCCGATCATTCCAATGTTCGGCAAGACCAGCAACATCAACGGGCGATATATCACAAGAGGGCTTGTGCGCAAAGCTAAGGACGCTCAGAGGCTGTACAACTACTCGAGAAGCGTAGCGGTCGAGGTTACCGGACTAACGCCCAAACAGCCTTACTTTGTTACTCCTGCGATGATCAAAGGACATGAGTCACGCTGGAAAAACATGATGGTCAGCAATGATCCCGTGATGATGTTCAACTTTGATAATGGGCAGAAGCCTTTTCGAGAGCAGCCCGCGCAAGGTTCACCAGGGTTGATGCAGGACGCGCAGATAGCCGCAGAGGATATTAAATCCACGACAGGTATCTATGATGCCAACATGGGCGCGTCAGGCAATGAAACGTCCGGTGTAGCGATCAGAGGCAGACAGTTCCAGGGAGAGATGGCGAATTTTGAGTTTCAAGACCAGTTGGTTGACTCGCTGGAGTTGGCTGGCAGGGTGATCATCGACATGATCCCCTCGGTCTATGATACCGAGCGAACAATTCGCATCATTGGTGAAGACGAGCGGGAGGAGGTCATCGCAGTCAATAAAACACTGATGGATGGATCCACCGGAGAGTTTGTTAAGACGATGGATTTGACCGTTGGAAACTATGACATAAAAGTTTCTTCAGGGCCGTCATTCACGACGCGGAAGCAGGAAACGGCTGAACAGTTGTCGGGCATCATTGCGCAGAATCCAGCGATGTCTGAGCTTGTCGGGGATGTCTTGTTCCAAAACCTTGATCTTGTCGGTGGTGATGAGGTCATCAAGAGGCTGAGAAGTGCTGGCGTTAAGTCTGGAATCATTGAGCCTAACGAAGAAGAAGCGGCAGCGATGCAAGGGCAGATACAGCAGCAGCAGCAAATTGAAGCCCAGGCAGCACAATTAGAGCTGGCGTTGAAACAGGCAGAGGTTGTGACTGAGCAAGCCGAAGCGAAAGAGCGCGAAAGCAAAGCAATGATGAACACAGTGAAGTCAGCCGTCGAGCAGTTAAAGCTGGCTGAAGCGCAGTCGGACCTTGAATCAAAACAAATTGCACAGATGCGGCTGAGACAGTCAGTCGGCTTACCAATTGTATAAGGCAAGTGACCTATGAAAGGTGTTAAACATTACAAGCGTAACGGTTCGTTGCACACTGGAAGTTCTCACAAGATGGCTGACGGCACGTTGCACAGCGGCAAAACACACAGCAAAAACAGTGCGCCGTTGTTTCATGCGAAAGATTTAAAACAACCGGTTCGATC